TGGACATATTACGTTAAACAAAGGTGACTGGAATGTGCAATTCATGGATGAGTTGTTTCAGTTTCCCAACCACTTAGTGCATGACGACACTGTTGACTCATTGGCGTATATAGATCAGTTAGCAAATGTAGCTTACGATTGGGGCTATGATACAGAAGACTACGAAGAATCCTTAGACGAATACACAGGATATTAAAATGGATGATTACAACGAAGACACAGTCAACATACTCGACGAACGCCTAGAAGACTGGGTGATGTACAAAGTTGAGGACTGGCGTGATTTCTTTGACACCAACTACGATCAGAAATTCAATGAATACTATCGTCTTTGGCGTGGCATTTGGTCTGATGACGACAAGACTCGTGAGAGTGAAAGAAGCAAGATTGTCTCCCCTGCCCTCCTCCAAGCTGTTGAGAACAACGTAGCTGACATTGAAGAGGCTACCTTTGGGCGTGGTAAGTTCTTTGACATCCAAGACGACATGGGCGACACAGAGCGTTCTGACGTGCGTTTCCTGCGTGAGGCGTTGTCACAAGAGTTTACTAAGAACAAGATCAGGAAGGCTGTAGGTGAATGTCTCATCAACGCTGCTGTGTACGGCACAGGCATTGGCGAGATAGTCCTTGAGAAGAAGAAAGAGATGGTTCCGGCTACAGAGCCTGTGATGGACGGTGCTATGACTGCCGTGGGCGTTAACATCCGTGACCGCACCGTGGTTAAGCTACGTCCTATTCAGCCTCACAACTTCCTTATCGACCCTGTAGCGACTAGCATCGACACAGCTGTTGGTGTTGCTGTTGATGAGTTTGTTTCGTCACACTTGGTAGAGCAGCTACAAGAAGAAGGCGTATACAGAAAGGTTTATGTTGGACGTGCAGCGCCTGACATGGACTTAGAGCCTGACGAAGAGCTTTGGCAGCAGCCAGAGGACAAAGTTAGGTTAACCAAGTATTACGGCTTAGTGCCGCGTAAAATGCTTGAGAATGCCTTTGACGCTGATGACGAGATGGTTAACTTCGACAGCGACGAAGACGATGAAGGCAGAGACAGCTACTACGTAGAGGCTATTGTCGTTATTGCTAACGGCGGTACGCTGCTGAAGGCTGAAGCATCGCCCTACATGATGGAAGATCGACCTATCGTAGCATTCCCTTGGGATGTTGTGCCAAGTCGCTTCTGGGGCATGGGCGTGTGTGAGAAGGGCTTTAACAGCCAAAAGGCGCTTGATGCAGAGCTTCGCGCTCGTATTGACGCTCTAGCCCTCACTGTACACCCAATGCTTGCTATGGACGCTACAAGGATGCCTAGAGGCACTAAGCCAGAGGTTAAGGCAGGAAAGCTGCTATTGACTAACGGCGACCCTCGTGAGGTGCTGCATCCGTTTAACTTTGGACAAGTTAGCCAGATAACGTTTGCTCAGGCTGACTCTCTACAGCGTATGGTACAAGCTGCTACAGGCAGTGTTGACACAGCGCAGCAAGCTATGAACGGTGGTGGTACAACGTCTGCAGGTAGCTCTATGAGCTTAGGCGGCATCATCAAGCGTCAGAAACGCACGCTAGTTAACTTCCAAGAGTCGTTCTTAATGCCTTTTGTTGAGAAGGCTGCTTGGCGTTATATGCAGTTTGAGCCTGAGCTGTTCCCTGTTAACGATTATAAGTTTGTTGCTACAAGCACCTTGGGCATTGTTGCTCGTGAGTACGAAGTAGCTCAGCTAGTACAGCTGCTGCAGACTATGCCTCAGGATAGCCCTGTATACCCAATTATCATGCAGTCTGTCATTGACAACATGAACATCACTAACCGTGAAGACTTGATACAGACAATGATACAGGCTCAGCAGCCTAACCCAGAGCAGCAGCAGATGCAGCAGGCGTTGGCAGAGGAAGACAGAGCCTTTAAGAACAGCCAGACAGCCGCTCTGAACGCTCAGGCAGCAGAGTCTAACGCTAGAGCACAGAAGATCGCTCTAGAGGCTAGAGGAGTCCCTGTAGAGCTTGAGACGGCACGTATTAAGGCTGTAGCAGCTTCACAGACAGCTTCTGAGAGTGATAAAGACTTTGAGAAGCGTATGAGACTAGCTAACCTTGCTCTTGATGAGAAGAAGCTAGGATTGGAAGTAGTAAAGGAGAACATGAAGAATGGTCAGCAATAAAGAGTTAGAGAGCGTGGTAGAGCAGATCAATGCTGCCTACGCACGTCTGGACAAGCGCATTGCAGCTCTAGAGGCTGCACAGGCGTCTGTACCTGCTAAGAAAGAAAGCTCAAAAAAGACTTGACATTTTGATTGTTTTGTGGTATAGTCCGGCGCTATAACATATAAGCCATGAGAAGTCAAGCACTATTGTCCTAAGGAGGATAAACAATATGAATGAGGCACATATAGAGCATTACGAGAAGATACAAGAAATGCTCATGACAGACGGATGGAAGAACGTAGAAAAAGAGCTATCCGAGCTAATAGAAGCAATAGGGAGCATCGAAGCTGTAAAAAACTCCGATGAACTCTTTTACAAGAAGGGACAGCTAAACATAGCAAATCTAATACTGAATCTGCCACATACGGTTGACTCAGCTTTAGATGTCCTGAAAGAGGACTCGCAGGATGACTAGACGTATCTTTGAGTTTATCTGCCCAGACCAACACGTCACGGAGCGCTTCATTGACGAAGAGGTTAGGGAAACAGATTGCTCCTCCTGCGATAAAACAGCGTCTAGGATGGTCAGTGCTGTTCAGTGTGCTTTAGACCCCATATCCGGTCATTGGCCGGGTGCGACTATGAAGTGGGCTAAGAACAGACAAGACCAGATTAAACGCGAACGAAGTAAGGAGAACTCGTAAGAGCCTTACATGACCATCAATCTCCATAATGATATTAATCACGGAGTTTAATAATGGCTACACTGATAGACATGGAAGAAGACGGACGACTAGAAGACGAAGACAACACAGCAGAGTTTGACGCAGTAGACTCGCAAGAGCAACCTACTGAAGAAGACGTCCCAGATAAGTACAGAGGCAAATCAGCCGCTGACCTTGTCAGAATGCACCAAGAGGCTGAGCGTATGCTTGGTCGTCAAAGTGGAGAAGTTGGGGAGCTGCGTAAGGTTGTTGACGAATTTGTAATGTCACAATCCACAAAGAAAGAAGAGACTGTAGACGAGGAGATTGATTACTTCTCTGACCCTGAAAAGGCGATACAGAAAGCAATAGAAAAACATCCTGCTGTTCAAGAGGCTCAAAAGGCTTCAATGGACATGAAGAAGTCCAGTGCTCAGTCAATGCTTAAAGAAAAGCATCCTGACATGGCTGACATACTTACTGACGAGAAGTTTGTCTCGTGGGTAGGCGAAAGTCAGTTTAGGACTAATCTATTGCGACAGGCTGATAGGAACTTTGACTATGAAGCAGCTGATGAGATATTCAGTCTGTGGAAAGATCGTCAAAGCCTTATTGGTCAGACTGTTAACGCTGAGAAGTCTAGTAGGACTGCTTCACTTAAAAGCGCTTCTACTGGCGGTGCATCAGGTACATCAGAAACCAATAGTAGGAAAATCTTTCGACGTGCAGACATTATTAAGCTAATGAAAGACAACCCTGACCGCTACGCTGCTATGTCTGAAGAGATTATGCAAGCATATCAAGAGGGGCGTGTTAAATGATTACATAACTTTAAGGAAGAAATAAGATGGCTATAACTAAATCAGTATATCCCGCCCAAGGCGGTGCAGTAACTAACAGTACTGCGGCAACGTTCATCCCAGAAATCTGGAGTGACGAAGTACGCGCCCAGTACGAGAAGAGCCTTGTACTTGCTAACCTAGTCAAGAAGATGGGTATGACTGGTAAGAAAGGCGATACTATCAACATCCCTGCTCCTGTACGTGGTACTGCCACTGCTAAGGCTGCAGGCACTGCTGTTAGCATCCAGAGCGACACTGAGAGCAACGTTGCTGTTCTCATTGACAAGCACTTTGAGTATTCACGTCTCATCGAAGACATTACTGCT